TTGATGAATTGGTTCCTAAATAGACTAAATCATATATTTTAACATTACCTGAAACAATTGATCCAGGCATAGCACTAAAATAATCTCCAATTTCACAATCATGACCAATATGATTACCTCGATTTAAAATAGCATGTTTACCTATTTTAATATTAGTTGTTAAAATTGAATTTGCTCCAACAAAACTACCTTCTCCTAATTCAATATTATCATCCATAATTAAAACTGTAGGATGAATATAAGTAAAATATTGTGTTTCTTTAGGTAATTTTTGAACAATATCAAAACGATCTCTACTATCAGCTACAGCAACCATCATAACATATTCCTTTGGGTTGAATTTAGAAATGGGTTTAGCTATATCGTTAGCATATTCATCATCAACAAAAAATGTTACTTTTTGATCTATTTGAGATGCTACTTCTCTAGCATGACCACCGTAACCAAATAGGGCTAATTTCATTTTGTATAAATTTCAAATTTTGATAAATCTGGGTATGGTAATTCTAAATCGGCATTATGTTTTCTAGTACCGTCTATATTATAAAATTGGTTCATTAACAGCATACCACGAGCTGCTAATTCAGGCATCATATAAAAATTCCAACCTAACATATCAAAATGATCATCATGGTAAGAACATTCACGACGACCTGAGTAACGTGCTCTTTTAAACCAATGGTATGCTTCTAAGCTGTCAGTTAAAATAGCTCCACCTTTTGATAATTTAAAATGTTTATAAGGACCTGTAAATGAAACACACATATGTGTTCCTGGTTTGTACATATCAGCTGTAAAACATAAAGCTGAGTCCCAAACATTTGTAGGTTCTAATTGATATGCTCCTTTTAATGTTTTACCTTTAACAGGTTTAAATTTTACTTTAGCACCAGCATGAATAATTTCACAGGGTACAGAGGGATAAGTACGAGAGGGAATAGTAATTTCAGTTCCTTCTACTTTTTCATACATTAAAGCTAAAAATAAAGCATTACTTTGATTATCTACAGTTATAACATATGGAGCTCCTGTATAGTCACTTAATGCTTTTTCAAAATCTTCTGTTATTTTATATATTCCGTTTGCCATATTATAATCCTTTATCACACAATTCTTTATTATCCTTAAAAGGACAAAACTTACAGTTATGAGCTGATGGGTTAGGTAAATGTATTTTATTATTATGTGTTCCGTTTGGGTTAAAGGCTATACCAACAAAATTATTAATTGCTGTATAGGCTTTATTTAATTTAACTTTGCCACTTGCTGGTTTAAATTCTTGTATTCTAGATATTGGAAATTCTGATTGTTCCCATACTTTACGTTTAACAATAAAGAATTCAATATCAATGTTATCAACAGGAATATTAAATTGTTGGGCAAAGAATTTTTTATAAAGTATAAGTTGATATTGTTTAATATCATCTTTTTTCTCTTTATCACTCCAACCTCTAGTAGATGTTTTAATATCTAAGATTTTAAATGAATTTGTAGCTTCATGGTATAATACTACGTCTAAATATCCTTTATATAAAATGTTTGGATATTGAGGATTAGGATTAACCATAAGAGGTACTTCACATCCAATCAAATGCCATCCTCTTTTACCAAAATAACCGTTTCTTTTTTTCTTAAGATATCTAATTATTTCAAGACCATCCTCGTAAAATTCATTTAGTTCCTCAGGATTAGTAAAATGAACATTTTTATTTGATTTAAGATCTTTTCTATAAATTTCACCTAATTTATCGTAAAAATACTCTTCTAGGTTAATACGGTCAGCTTCAGCACCACTAACGTTGTATATAGTTGTTATATAATGCTGTAAAGTTTCATGCAATGCAGTCCCAAATGTCATATGAATTGACGATTCAGACGTGTAGTGACCGTCTCTATACTGTAAACTCCATTTACGTGGACAATGAGCAAATACTGAAAATTGACTATAAGATATTGCTTTTTCTGAAGCGTAATTTAATTCTCGTAGTGGTTGTTTCTGTATTTGTTTTACAATTTGTGGTATTTTTTTCTTTTTAGACATAAAACGGGTTATCTAACCATAAATCTAAATCTTGTGGAGATATTAAATTTAAGGCTTGATTTCTTTCTTTTGCAAATAACCTATATTCAAAATAGGGGTTGTTAAAACTATGTAATTTTTGATTACCTTTTCTTATAATACCTACACCTTCATCCCAATCTAAAACACAAATGTCTATATCGGATTTACTACATCTAAGTTTATAAATTGCTTTCCAAACAGTTCCATTCCAAGGTTGACCCCAAAAATCTTCTACTGCGCGATCAATACTAGGAGGATTACAATCATGTAAAATTATAACTCCATTTTCGGAAAGGTGATTTAATGAATTTTGAATGTCTTTTTCTACTTGGTATGAAATATGAAGACCATCAATAAAAATAACATCCCATTTATAATCACTAGGCTTATCTGTTTGATTTGTTTCTAATAAATTAAAAAACGAATCTGAGGTATAAGGATAAATAGCAGGATTATTACTATTTTCATATCCAGGATCAACTGAATCTTTTAACTCACAATTAATATGGTTAAAACAATCATCTGGAAATCTAATTCCTATTTCTAGGTATTTATTAAATTCATATTTTCCTATGATATGATTTATAGTATTAATCCTACTCATTTTATTTGTTTCCTTTTAACATTCGGATTGTTTTTTCCAAATATAAAGTTAAATCCATTGCTTCTTCCTTAGCATGTTGTAAATAATCTAATACTGATAAATCTTGTCTATCTAAATTATTATTATATTTTTTATTACCCATCTCAGCTCTTGTAATATGTTCATCAATAATTGAATCTACTATAGAGTCTGTTCTTAATACTGTTCTTGTATCGGGATGGCTACCAATAATTCCTAAATCGCTGTTTTTTGTCATATAACTAATTCTTTTAATAACTTTTTAATTTCTTTCTCGTTAACACCTCTTCGTTCAAGTACATCATGTACACCTTCTTTCCGGAGAATATACGCATAATCTTCTGCTTCTCCAAGTGAAATTGTAAAATGTTGTGAAATATGATTTAATAAAACATCTGGTGTTTTTTTCCGAGTTGATTTAATATATTTCAGAAACATCTTCTTTTTAGGTATCATAGATTTATAGGTATTATATATAGCTTTTCTTTCAGTATAAGGGAATGTTTGTACAACATTTGTTATATCAATATATCCCTCATACATACTAAGAAACCTATGAATCATGTAAGGATTGAACGAAGATTGTTGATCTTCTGTGAATTCTTTCCAGTCTTTTTTATCGTAAGTGATTTGTTCTAGCCAATTAAATATTGTCATCGCTGAACTCATCTCTTAATTCTTTAGGAAGCATCTCTAATAATGGTTTACCTGTAATCACGTCAAAAAAACATGGTACTGGAATAATTCCATCTTCGGATGTACCTGTTACAAAACGAGATACTTTACGTAAAATTACACCTTCTTGGAATACAGCGTTTCCCTCAGGCGATAAAACTGGGCTTGTGTTCTTAATATCGATATTAAGACTTTGTTGTTGTTGTTTGTTCATTTTTATATTTTTTATAATCTAAATAAAATCCAATTGCTACTATAATATTCATACCAAATGACATAAGGATTTCATGTATGTCTTGGTACACATTCAGGGTTAAGTGAACATGTCCTACCATCCAGAACGGTACAGATAAATTTTGAGATATCCAAGTTAAAAAATAAACTATGAAATGTTTCATAATTTTGATTCGGGTACTTTAAATAATCTTTTTACTTGTTCTGAAACTGGAATAGGACTACCTTCATCATCTACTCTAACAAATGTCATATGTGTTTTAAGAATAACTTCTTCATCACCTCTAAACACATTATATGTTCTTGCTTCAACTTCAAAGGTAGCTGATGTGTTACCTACTTTGGTCATATAAGCATATATTTTTACTAATTGACCTTCTTTAGCTGCTTTTTCAAATACACATTTATCTAAAGCAATAGTAATCATATTTTTACTATGACACTTTTCCATAGCATAAGCAGCTACAGCAGCATCAATCCAACTCAATAATTTTCCACCAAACAGATTTCCGTGAAATCCTAAATCAAGTTTTTTAACTGGGTGGGTTGAAATTAAGTCCATCATTTTATTAATTGTGGTTTTGCTAATTCGATTAATCGGCTAATTAAGGCCATACAATTTATTTCTTTGTCAATTCTAAAATTTGACTGATACGTGTATTCATTAATATAAATTGCAACCATACCCTCATTACCGGAAGCATAATCACTCGCATTATCATACAGGTATCTATATAATTCTTCAAAATCATTTATATTAGCATCAGCAATAATTTGTCTAATGTTTCTCCAATTAGGTGATTTTGCTTGTAATTCTTTTAATACCTGAACCATATAGCTATTAGATACAAGTAATGATTTATCCATTACAATCTTACCATCTTGATTACTTAATTGTAATGTATTAAGTATTTTACGAAGATCAGGATAATATTGTTTTACAACTGATTTTAAATCATTAATATCATATTCTGATTCTTCTTTTTCTAAAATACCTGCTACGTGTTTTGCTACTTCTGATTTTGAAGGAGGTACAATTTTAAGTACCTGACAACGTGATTGAAGAGGATCAATAATACGTTCAACATAGTTACAAGTTAAAATAAATCTTGTAGTACGTGAAAACGTTTCAATAATATTTCTTAACGACGCCTGAGCTTGTATAGTAAGGAAATCAGCCTCATCCAAGATGATAACTTTGAGTGGCTTAAAAGAATTAACAGACGCGAAACCTTGTACCTTATCTCTAATAGTTTCAATACCGCGCTCATCGGAAGCGTTAATATAGATATAATCGCAGTTAAGATTATTAACGATAAGCTTAGCAAGAGTAGTTTTGCCAGTACCAGCTGGGCCATAGAAAATAAAATTTTGAATGTCATTTTGGTCTAGATATTGTTGTATAGATTTTTTAATGTTTTCATTACCGACGTAATCTTCTAATACTTGGGAACGATATTTTTCAACCCATAATGTATGTTCTTTTTTACTCATAGTCTCCGTATAAATCAAATTTTTTAGGTGGTTCAGGAATAATCTCTATATCCTCTGTGGTGATAATATACAAATTTCCTTTTATAGGTTCAAGCCTAAATGCTTGAGGTTTAACAGTTGCTTGTTGATACCAAGCATTTAATGCTTCAGTTAATGAATCGTGAATCTTTCCACCGTTAAGAAGTTGCCATCTATCTCCAGGAGGAACTCTATCAGCAATTTTAATATTTTTTTCTACTTTTTGTTTCATAACCTAATTTGTTCTTTAAGATAAGGCAGTAGACTATAATAGGAATAATTTACAAAACATTTACTTTCATTTTGCAATTCAAAGTACAAATAATGTTCTTTAGATACTGCACTAGGAATAAAATACATTTTTTCAATTATGTAATTTGTTTCTTCTATGATTATTATTTTTCCTAATAAGTCTACTGCGTCTCTCATTCAATCAATCTAAAACTTAAAACATTCCTCCCATGCCACCAAAGTTAGCATCAGATTCTTTCTTTTCTTCTGGTTTATCAACTACAACAGCTTCTGTTAATAGGATAGTACCTGCAACTGATGCTGCATTTTCAAGTGCTATACGAGTTACTTTAGCTGGATCAATGATACCTGCTTCTCTCATATCAACAAAATCTTCTGCTTTTAAATCCCAACCATACCAATAATCACCTCCGGTTACAGCATTGATAGAATTATAAATTTCTTCTTGCTCATAACCAGCGTTTGATAAAATTTTCTTAAATGGTGAAGCACAAGCATTGTAAACAATTTGTGAACCAATATCATTTATATTAATACTAGTACGAGCATGTAGTAATACAGCTCCACCACCTGGTACGATACCTTCTTCAAGAGCAGCTTTAGTTGCTTGTAAAGCATCATCAACACGATCTTTTTTCTCACGCATTTCACTTTCAGTAAATCCACCTACGTGTACAATTGCTACACCACCAATAAATTTAGCTAAACGTTCTTGCAATTTTTCTTTTTCGTATGGTGAGTTTGATTTTTCAATTTGAGATTGCAATTCTTCAATACGTGATTTAATTGCCTCTGCATCACCTTTACCATCAACAATAGTTGTATTGTCTTTATTTACAGTAACTACTCTAGCTTCACCAAACCATTTCCAATCAAATTTATCAAGTTTCATACCTTTTTCAGTACTGAATACTTGACCACCCGTCATAATAGCAATATCTTCAAGTAACAACTTACGACGATCACCAAAATCAGGAGCTTTAACAGCTACAACTTTGAGGATACCTCTTGCTTTGTTTACAATTAAAGTAGCAAGCGCTTCACCTTCAATATCTTCAGCAATAACCAACAATGATTTATTTTGAGCTGATACTGCTTCTAAAATAGGCAATAATTCTTTTACTTGTGTAAATTTCTTATCTGCAATCAAAATCAAAGCATCTTGGATACTTGTACTCATACTGTTGTTATCTGTAACAAAATAGGGGGATTTATAACCACGATCAAATTGCATACCTTCTACTGTTTCAAGATATGTTTCGCCGTTTTTAGATTCTTCAATGAATACAACACCTTCACGACCTACTTTTTGCATTGCAGTAGCAATTAACTCACCTACTTCAGGATCATTGTTTGCTGAAATTGTTGCAATTTGTTTAAGTTGATCTTCATTTGAAATATCTTCTTTAATTTCTTGACGGATAAAATCAACTAATTCCTTAACTGTTTTGTCAATACTACGTTTAATTTCTACAGCATTAGCTCCATTATTTAAATGAGTTAAACCTTGTTTAACCATCTCTTGAGCCAACAATGTAGATGTTGTAGTACCATCACCTGCTAAATCTGCAGTTTTAATAGCTGCTTGTTTAACTAATTGAACACCTAATTCTTCAATTGGATCTTCTAAAGTAATTGATTTTGCTACTGTAACACCATCTTTTGTTGATTGAGGGATACCTTGATTAGCGATAACAACATTACGACCATTAGGTCCAAGAGTTGCTGTAACTGCATTTGCTAGTTTATCTACACCAGCTGATAATTTTCTACGTGCCTCAGGGCCGAATTCTATAACTTTGCTCATATTTAAATTAATTATTTACTTTTGCTAAAACTTGATTTTCAGGACCAATCCAGTATTCATCACCTTCATGTTCTAATTTACTAAACCCCATAGTAGGTAATACAACAGTATCTCCTACATTAAGAATAGTTTCAATCCATACTCCTGTTACTGAAAAATAACCTTTTCCTACTGCCACTACTTTGGCAAGTTTGTTTTTTTCATTCCCTAAATCTGGGACAATAATTCCTCCATATGAGGTTTCTTCTGTTTCGATCGGTTTAACGATAACTGCGTTGTAAATTGCTTCTAGTTTCATATTTTTAAATTCCAATGTTTATTAATTCACTTATATTTTTGTCAAGCTCTCTATATACCTCAAGATATTCTTGAATACTTTCATAACTTTTTTTAGTATTAACTTTATACCTAGCAATTGATTTTAAACAATTACCAAAAGTACTAAAATGAGCTAATGCTTTGGTATATTCTTTACCAGCAACATTGTTTTCAGTATAACGAATATCAGGTGTAATAGTTTCATATATGGTATAACAATGAGTGTCTTTACCAATGAAAAAAGGTTCGATCCTAGGATCTCTAATAATGGTGATTGATGATGTTGATTCTTCTTTTTCTTTTATCATAACATTTTTTATTTCCCGTAATATACGAAATTTATTTCATATAACCAACCCTAAGGCGCTATTTTTTATAACTTTTTGTGCGATTATACATATATTATTTCTAAATTTTATTCCACTTATTGTTAGAATCTAATACAAAGCTTCCAATATATTCATAAGGCCATTCATTTGGATTAATTAAAGATAAAAACATATTTTCATCTTTTCCAATATATAAATGATAAGTATACCCTATAATAGGTTCAAAACTAAATTTAGTGTTATATATTAGTTCATTCCATTTATATTCTTCTACTAGTTTTATATATTCTTCTTTTAATTCATCAAACCTAGTTTTTAAATGATGGTTTACTTTAACGGCATTAGATATTTTCCAACTAGTAGTATCTTCAATTTTAATAGCAGGAGCTCCAACATTGCTACCATAAGGTAATAATCCAGGATTATCAGCTATATTGTCAGGTTTTTTCATTTAAATTTCCTTAGATACTAAATAATATGTACTTTTTAAATTTTCGTTTTCAAATGTAAGTTCCATAATACCTTCTAAATTAATACTAATAGTACCACCTGCCATATCTTTATTACAATACATGATTTCTTTAATCATATTTGAATTGTAATGTTCTTTAAAATCATCTGGTAGGTTATGTGATGTTGCTTGTGGTATATAAAATGATACTTTATTAGCATGTTCTACATTACCACCAAATTCCATTTCAATTTGAAATTCACCATCAGCATTTTCATGTGGTTTAATTACTACAGTTTCACTTTCAGCTAATGCTGATTTGGCTCTAACAATAGCATTAATACTTTCATTATCAAGTGATGCTTCAATATTCCATTCATCAACATTATTTAATTCGCCTGCTTTTGGGATAATCATTGTATCAGCTAAAGCATAATTTAAAGTAAATTGATTATCAGCAATAATAAGTTTATGAATAAATTTATTTGTTTTTACATAACTTAATTCTAAATAACCATTTGTAATACCAATTAATTTATTTAATTGAGTAGTATTACTAATAGCAATAGTTGAATCTTCAAGGGGTATACCTTTAAATACAACTTTACCAATCATGTCCTTAGTAGGAGCATTAAATTTAATTGTTAATTCTTCATCTTTAATATTCCATTTAACGGGTTCAATCATTCCTCCTCTC